GTGACGGAGCTTAGTGATCCGACGCAGGTGAACCCGCTCAAGTACGGTTCGTCCGAAGCAGACCCCGATCCGGTCAAGGCGCTGCTGAAGCTTCGCAACGAGGTCTATGCGCTCAACCGTCACACCATCGAAGTGTTCGACAACGTGGGCGGGGATCTGTTCCCGTTCCAGCGCATCGAGGGCGCTCAGATCGAGAAGGGCGTGATCGGCACGCACGGTTGCTGCAACTTCCTTGAGAGCATCGCCTTCCTTGGCAGTGGGTTTAACGAGGCACCCGGCATTTACGTTGGCGTGAACGCTCAGGCCAATAAGATCAGCACTCAAGAAATTGATATGCTGCTGCTGAACTATACCGAGGCCCAGTTGGAGCAGGTCAAGCTTGAGGCCCGCAACGATAGAACCCACCAGCATCTGTACGTACATTTGCCGGACAAGACGTTGGTGTTTGACGCTGCGGCCAGTCAGGAACTCGGCCAGCCGGTGTGGTTTCTCCTGACGAGCAGCCTCGTCGGCTTCAGCAAGTTCCGCGCTCAGAATTTCGTCTGGTGCTATGATCGGTGGCTGGTTGGCGATCCGGTGACTTCCAATGTCGGCTACTTCGTGAACAACGTCTCAACGCACTACGGCATGAAGGTGCGCTGGGAGTTTGCGACCACGATCATTTACAACGAGGGGCGCGGGGCAATCGTCACCAACCTTGAACTGGTTGGGCTGACGGGTTCGGTTGCGTTTGGCTTAGATCCGACGATCAACACATCCTACTCCACGGATGGGCAGAACTGGAGCCAGCAAAAGCTCATTAAGGCTGGCAAGCTTGGGGAACGAGCCAAGCGTCTGGTGTGGTTCCAGCAGGGATGGATGCGCAACTGGCGTATTCAACGCTTCCAAGGCACGAGCGATGCTCACATTGCTGTAGCGCGCCTTGAGGCGCAGATCGAGCCGTTGGCGTTCTGATGGCCCGCACTCCCGTCAAACTTGGTCTATCACGCGACCAGCTCGGTTCCTTTTTGCAGGACTTCGAGCAGATTAAGCAGTTTGAGAAACTGTTTGGCACGGTCGATAGCATTGAGAACGTCGAGCTTAATGATGTTCGGCTTTCGTCTGATGGTGCCTTGGCGACTGCGAACGAGGCGCTTGCGTCCATCTCGCGGATTGAGCAACTCCTGCAATTGCTGGCGACTGCTTCGGTTCCTGAGAACAACAACTCGGTAGCCACGGATTACATCGACTTCCACCGTAATGCGCCTTTCGTGAATACGGACGGCAGGGCTGGTTGGAACCCGTTGGATGATACGCTGAACATCGGACACACGAATGGCGTGGTGCAGCAGGTCGGCCAAGAGACCTATATGCGGGTCATCAACAACACCGGCGTGACGATCCCGGATGGCTCGGCAGTCGGCTTTGCTGGCGTAAACGGCCTCCAGCGTATCGAGGCTGCGCCTTACCTTGCGGACGGCAGCGCACCGAACCTGTATTTCTTGGGTATCCTTACGCAGACGCTAGATGATGGCGAAGTTGGCTTTGTCACGATCTATGGGCGCGTGAGGGGCATCGACACGACCGGCACGCCTGTGGGCGAGGCTTGGAACGTGGGCGATCTGCTGTGGGCCAGTCCGTCCACGGCTGGCGGGCTGACCAAGGTCAAGCCGACCGCGCCCGATAACGTCATCTCGGTGGCTGCGGTGCTGGATGTGGACGCAACGGACGGGCAGATTATGGTGCGCCCGACGATCACCGAAGACAAGTACTACGGCGAGTTCACCAACACGACCGGCGCAACGCCTCTGGCGGCAGATACTGCCTACGCGATGGAGTGGGACAACGTCGAGATCGCCAAGGGTGTGACCATCGGCGGCACGAACGACACGGAAGTCACCGTAACCGAAGCTGGGCTGTATCAATTTGATGTGCGCGTGCAGTTTGAGTCGGGCAGTTCAAATACCAAAATTGCATGGGTGTGGTATCGCCTCAACGGCACTACAGACTATGCAAACAGTTCCGTTCTTGGGTCACTGAGCGACAATGACGGTTTTCTGGTGATGTCCAACAATGAGGTGTTTTCGCTGGCGGCGGGCGACTTCATTGAAGTCATGTGGGCCGTTGATGATATCGATTTGGAGCCGGTCGCTGTGGCGGCCACGGCGTTTGCTCCTTCCGCGCCTTGTGCGCTATTGGGCGTTATTCAGGTACAGCAGTAGGAATTCGAGATGGCGATCACACCGAAGAACATCATTCCGTCAAAAGAGGCTGAAAACGTCCAGACCACTCAGTACACGGCGACGAATGCCAAGTGCATCATCGACAAGTTCACTGCCACGAACTTCTCGGCTGGCAATGAGAGCCTGAGTGTGAACCTCGTGACCTTTGGCGATGTGGCGGGTAACAATAACTTGATCGTTGACGCTCGCTTCCTTGCTCCTGGCGAGACCTACACCTTCCCGGAGTTGGTCGGGCAGGTTCTGGAAAGCGGGAGCTTTATTTCAACCATTGCGAGTGCGGCCACTTCGCTCACCATTCGCGCATCCGGTCGGGAGGTTACGGCATGAAAAAGCCTTCTTTCATCATTGAGGGTTTCGGTGGCATCATGGAGAGCAAGCCTTTCCTTACCGCTGCTGAGAACAAGAAGAACACGAAGGTCGTCATTGATGACTGGATGCTTGGCCCTGAAAACCCCAGCAACGAGCGTGGTGCGAATGCGCCCTATTGGCGTGCGCTTGGCAAGGCGATGCAGGTGGACGAGGCTGAGGCCCGTCGTCGTCGCTGCTCCAACTGCGAATATTATGACAACAGCACGTTGACGCAGGCCAAGATGGACAAGATCCCGTGGAACGAGTGGGATGTTGGCGCTGGCTTCCGTGGGCATTGCACTAAGTTCGACTTCATCTGTCACGATTTGCGCTCTTGTCAGGCATGGGAAGAACGCGAGTTTGAATTTGAAGACGATTAATGGTAATGAAGAGCCACTGAGCAGACAGAGCAGCCAGTGGCTCAAATTCTGAAGGTCTGCAATGATTCGTAAAGACGTAGTATTCTGGCTTGGCAAGCACTTCAGGGAAACCTTTGCGCTCCCTGAAGATGCTGTTGAATGGCTGCTTGATCTTTGGAACGTGATCCAAGTCTTTGACGACATCGCTGATGGCGACCCAGTTGACCGCGATGACTTGAACCGAGCTATTCTGGGCTGCTTGGTTCGGATGCCGCAAAATGGGTTCTATCTGCGGCACGCGCATCTTTTGCTTCCGCAGATCCACACGGCGATCTTGAAGTGGAAGGCATCGGATGACGTTGAGAGAGATTTCGATCCTTGCGCCACTAGCTTTGTTTGGCGTGCGGGTTATTACGATATTGTCCTAGCAGTTATTTCGTATGTGCATGATGAAAGCATTGCGATGGAAATCGGTAAATCGGTTCTGAAGCTCTACGGCGAAAGCCTTGAAGATTACATGGAGGAATTCAGCAATGCCTAATCCAGTAACTGGCGCTATTGTGGCCGCTGGATCCATCGGCTCTGCCGTCATTGGTTCCAAGTCCGCCAAGAAAGCAGGGCGGCAGCAGGTGCAAGCTGCGGAAGCTGGTGCTGCTGAAGCCCGTGCGGCCCGTGAAGAGCTTCGTCAGCTTCTCCAGCCCTACACGGAGGCTGGCGTTCCGGCGCTGCAACAGATGCAGGCTGCGCTTGGGTTGGCTGGGCCAGAGGCGCAGGCTGAGTTCGTCCAGATGCAAGAGCAAAGCCCAATCTTTCAGGCTTTGGCTCGGCAGGGCGAGGAAGCCATGTTGCAGCAAGCATCGGCCACGGGTGGCTTGCGCGGCGGGAACATTCAGGGTGCGCTCGCTCAGTTCCGTCCGGAATTGCTCAATCAATTTATCAACCAGCAGTATGGTCGCCTAGGTGGCCTGACGCAGATGGGGCAGCAATCGGCTGCGGGTGTTGGCGCTGCTGGCATGGAAACGGCTGGCACGCTTGCGAATCTGCTTGGGCAGGCTGGTGCGGCCCGTGCGGGCGCTACACTCGGCTCTGGTCAGGCTTGGGGCAATCTTCTGAACCTCCCGATGCAGTTTGCGGGCATGGCTTACGGTGCGGGACAGCCGGGCTTTGGCAAGATTTTCTGAGGTGAAATATGGTTCAGCCTTTTGACTATCGCCTCAACCTGCCGTCACCCTTTGAAGCATTCTCGCAGGGGATGCAGATTGGTGCTGCTCGTCGCCAGATTGAGAAAGAGCGTGCTGAGGAAGAGGAAAAGCGCCGTAAGGCCGAGGAGGCCGCTAAGATGCGTGAGGAGATCTCCGCATGGACGCGCAATCCTACGCCTGATGGGTTCAACGAACTAATCAGCAATTATCCGGAAGCCTTCGAGCAGCTTTCAAAGATGCAGAAGTTCTACTCGGATACGGACAGCAATATGCTGACCAATCTTTCGGCTCAGGCGCTTGCTGCACACCGGAACAAAAGGCCCGAACAGGTTGTGAGCCTGATTGATGAGCGCATCAGGGCTTATGAAAACAATCCGGCGATGACCAAGGTTCTGACCGATCTCAAGACTGGATACCTTGACCCGAACCTTGACGAAAAGGCGAAGGAGTCCGCTATTGCCACGGCACTGATCGTGCATGGCGGTGAGCAGGGCAAGCGCATTTACGACACCACGTTTAAGCAGACCGAACCGTGGGTCGCGGTTGCTGGCAAAGGTATTTATCTTCGTTCACAGATTGAGCGCGCTGTTGCGGCTGCGGAGGCAGCTGGGCAATCCACTGTGGATGTGGCACCTATTATCCCGCAAGACGCTGAAGATGACTTGAAGGCTGGCCGCGTCACTCCGGAAACGTTTGATAGCGTGTTCGGTGCCGGTTCTGCCGCTAAGGTCATGGGGGCGATGGGCGCGCAGTCATCTGGCGCTAGTAATCAGCCGGTTCCGGTGTCTAAGACGATTACGGAAGGCGAGGCAGCGAGAATTCGCGAGAGCATGGGCGGTTCCGCCTTTGCTGACTGGCTGCGCAGGAACAACGTTCAGATTGTAGGGAAGTAAGATGGCGACTCAAGCTAACGACGAAGCCTTCCTGAGGAAGTATGGGTCTTACAAGCCTGCGCCAGTCAACGTGCCGATCACGACCATTCGGCCCATTCTTGGCGGTGAGACCCCTGAAGAAGAAGCTGCTCGCCGTGCTGAGGAGGGGCGCAAAGCTGAAGAAGCCGTTTACAAGGCTGCTGAAGAAGAGCGCAAACAGGCTAAGTTTGGTCGAGAAATGCAGGATTTGACCGAGGGTCAATCCAAGGCGCTTGACTTCTACCAGCGCGCCCGCAGTTCTCAGATTGAACTTGAGCGCCTGAACTTGGGGCCGGATGATCTTATCGCCTTAGCCACGCAAGAGGTTCTGCCAACGAATTTGGCGAACCGCTTTTCTGACGCTGATCGCCGCCTTTATCGCACCTATCTTAAGAACTTTGCGATGGCGACTTTGCGCCGAGAAAGTGGCGCTGCGATCACACCAGAAGAAATCACTTCTCAGATTTCAATCTTCTTTCCTGGCGCTGGCGCTGATGCGAAGGAAATCCAATCGCTCAAGAGGCAGCGCGATCTCAGCATTCTCGGCTTGGGCAGCGCAGCAGGGACGTATGGTCTTGAGCAAGCGAACAAGAACCTTCAGCAACTAGGATATGTGGACGCTGAGGGTAATCCGCTTGATGAAGTGGGGAATGTCTTAGCGCCGATTGCTGCTGAAGTTGGCATCGCACGAGAAGGCGAAGCAACGCTAACCGCCCGTGATCTTGAGGTTCGTGATCGCATTCAGCAGGCGTGGGCTGGCTCTCGTGGTCTTCCGTTCGATCAGGCTATCCAGCAAGTGAATGACATTCTGGCTGGCTATAACATCGAGCCGCTGAATGCGGCCACGGTTGAGGGCTTGCGGGCTGACGTAAATCGCGAAGTCAATTGGCAACCGCGTGCCACTGGGGTTGCGGCTGGTGCCGAGCCGGGACAACTTGGCGCTGCCGCAAGTGGCTGGCTGAGGGGGTACACGGCTAATCTGGGCGAAGAAGCCGCTGCGCAGTTTGATCCGCTGGCGGCGGCGAAATTGCAGGCTGCTGGCGAATACGCTGAAGAAGAGTTTCCGGGCACCACATTTGGTGCAGAAGTCCTTGGGGGTGTCATTTCGCCTCTGGCCCGCGTAGGTCGTGCAGGGACGATTGGCGGCGAGGCTCTGCGTGGTGCGGTTTACGGCGGTCTCTATGGTGCTGGTGAAGCTCCGCCTGAAGCTGGCTTGGCCGAGCGACTGCCCGGTGCTGTTACGGGTGCCTTGGCTGGCGGGGCCACGGGTGGCTTGGCGCAACGCCTCCTTGGCGGGCGTGTTCCGACTACTGGCGGCCCTGAGCTTCCTCCTCCAAGCGGTATGGCCCCTGAAGTGCCTCCGGTTGGCGGTATACCTCCGGCTGGTGCTGCGCCTGAAGTTGCGCCTAGAATGGCTCCGGCCCCTGCTGCACCTATGGCAGAAGTTGCCGAAGAAGTCGTCACCGAGGCGGTGGAGATGACCCCGCAGGAGCTTGGCGATCTGGCTCGCACTGCGGTCGGTCGTGGCCCCGGTGCCGCAAGAGCCAAAAGCCAGCTTGCGACGATTGCCCAGTCCAATCCGGAAGCGGTCAATGCTGCCGAGCGTCTTGGCTTGGATCTGCCGGTTGATATTCTCAGCGACAACGCACAGCTTCGTTCGCTCACTGGTCTGGCCCGCTCTGAGGTTGGATCGGCTGCTGAAACCGCATGGGGTGAGACTTCCCGTGCGGTTGTGCGCCGCGCTCACGAGGCGATGGACGAACTGGGTGCCATCCCTGACTTGGCTCAGGTTTCGGATGACGTAAGGAACCGCCTGAACAGCGCACAGGATGCACTTGGCAATCAGGCGTCCCTCCTGCGCAAAGATGTTGAGCAGACATTCAGCAAAACGGATCGCGTTAGTGCGGATCGCGCCCGTGCATGGCTTCAGTCACGCATTGATGACCTTGGCGGTGGCAAGGAAGGTCTTGCTGCGCTGTCCCCTGAAGAGAAGAAGCTGTGGGGTGTCGTATCAAAGGGGCAACCGACTTATGCCCGTTTGAACGAAGCACGCGACCAGATCGGTCAGGCTCTTGAAAGGGGGACTGGCCCGTGGTCTGACTCTAACCTGCGCCGCGTCAAGGAACTGTACGGCGCTTTGGCTGACGACCAGATCAACTTCATCGAGGACGTTGCTGGCAAGGAAGTGGCTGACAAGCAGCGCGCTGCGAATACGCTCTTCCAAGAGATGTACAAGAACCGCGAGCAGATGCAGAGCGTGTTCGGTCGGGATCTCTCCAAGAGCCTTTCCCCGCTGATGAGCCGTACCATCACCACTGGCGCAAAGGGCGACATCAAGGCTCTGAACGAACTGGTCTCGGCTGTGCCTGAGGATATGCGTGGGACGGTTCTCGCTTCTGCGCTGTTCAATGCGGCTAAGACGCGGGCTGGCGCACGGGGCGCTGAGGAGACCTTCAGCTTCACGAACTTCGCCAAGATCTATCGCGATCTCCGTGCGAACAAGGAAGTCTACAAGCAGTTTGCCACGGCTGTGGGGCCGCAGGGCGACCGCCTCCTGACTGATCTCTATGCCATTTCGCGCCGCATGGCTGACGCCGAAAGCAAGGTTCTCAAGACTGGCAAGGCTAATCAGGCGCTCGCTAACTCGCTGGAGGCTGAACGGCTGATCAACCGCGTTGTAAAGGGCGCTGGTGGTCGTCTGGCTGCTTACACCGTCGGCGGCTTGGCTGGTGGCCCTGCTGGCGTTGCTGCGGCTGGCGGGCTTACTGAAGCCGCTCAGTTCATCGGTAAGGGTATGGGTAAGAACAATGCCGACAAGCTGCACAATCTTTTGAGCAGTCAGGACTTCCGCAATCTGATTGAGAAGATCGGCAACGGCGAGGACACTCGTGGCCCGACCCGCAAGCTGGCGCAAAGCAAGGCAATGCGCGACTATGCGAAGGCGATTGGATTTAGGGGCGGACAGACCGCACTTGTGCAGTTTCTGTCTGGAGCGGTTGGCCCTGAGTCAGCCCCAGGACAGCCCACCCCAATGATGCCGCAATGACCTTTCGCAAACGTATATTTTTTGATATAACACCCGCTACGCTAGGGGTTGAACAATAATGGCTACTTTGCAAATCACCGGCCCTTATCCGATCTTCACCGATCTCGATGGGACGCCTCTTGATGACGGTTACATCTTCATCGGTGACGCAAACGACGATCCGGAGACCAATCCGCAGCAGGTCTACTGGGATGCGAACCTGACGATCCCTGCTACGCAGCCGATCCGCACGAGCAACGGCTATGCCTATCGTAACGGCTCGCCTGCGCTGATCT